CGAGCGCGCGCGCCATGTCGTATTTCGATTTCGATTCTTTGCCGATGCCCGTCATACGGGACACGCCGACGATAGTGCCTTGCATTTTTCTCCCCTTCCGGATTAGAGTGTAAAAGCGTAACCGGCGAACCGGTGCGCAAAACGTTACACCTTTACACTTTGACGAGTCAAGGAGGTTTTGAAATGGCCCGACGAATCAACACTTGGAAGACGACGAAGGTTTCGCCGCAGCTTCACCTCATCCTCAAAACGGAAGCGGCGCGAGCCGGTCTATCGCTGGCTGATCTTCTAGAACTAATTGTTCTCGACTGGGCAGCAAGACAGGGAGTGCCCACGCCCCGCCCCACGCATCCGAGGCTAGCGCATTCCAGCACGCCTGATCTTCTTCTACTCGGCGGCACACGGCGACCGCAAGACGGCGCCCCGACTCATACACTGCGTCGCGCCACTGACCGACCAGATCCTCAGGCAAGACCCGAGGAAGAATGACGTCAGGCTTACGCACCAAGCGCACGAGGTGGGCGGCACAATTCACAGAACTCAGCCCCCATTCCCCTACGTAAGTTTTGCCCGCCGCATCGCCCTCCACGCACACCCAACCGCCGCCCGGCATCCTTTGCCACCGGTGCGAGCCGGGATCGCCCAGACGCAGCACTTTCGGCAGCTTCCACCATGCCACGATCGCCGCTTCATCGAGCGTCAGACCGCCAATGCCGCAAATGCGCGCACCCTTCGGAAACTCTGCAAACTCGTTGCCGCCCTTGCTCGCGTACTTGGCGAGATAACCGTACGGATTCCGAGCGCGCACGGTATTTGTGCTCCCAAACTTCCACCAGCCGCGCGCATCCGACCGAGGCAGCCGCCACTTGCGCGGAATCCAGAAAATGCAGTGATAGTGCGGCACGCCTTTTTTCGTCAATTCCATGACCCATGCATAAGGGATTTTCTGCCCTTTGCGCTTGGCGTACTGCTGCACCCGATCGACAAAGGCGCTGATGTGATCCGGCGCCCAATCACACCCCGGCCGATAAGTGAGCGTCACCATCAGCGGCACCCATCGCTGCGACTTGTCAGCAACGAGCCGTGCATTTATCAGCCGGGAGGAGGTCAAGATGCCCTTGCGCATCCTGAAAATTCGTTGCATTGCCGATTGCAGCACAACACTGCCTTCCGCTGGCGCGATCCGCTTGACGGACTCAGCGGCCGAATACTGCGCGGCACGGCGAAAAGCTAGGTTTTTGTGGAGTTGCGCGAAAGCTGAGAGCTCTGGCATAATGGGTCCGCTCGTTGTAGCCGGCTGATTACCGGCGCTCGTTGTAACACCAAAGGCCCCGCCGCCAAGCGGGGCTTTTTATTTGGTCCAACGGCAATTTACACTTCTAGAAAACAAAGCGCAACCGCTTGCGCGTTCTGGCTTTCATTGCTTCGCGTCGGACTTGTTGTAAAAGAGACAAGCCCCGCACCCGTGGCGTGCTCCCTCGCTTCGCTCGGGCGCCCGCCACCGGTGCAAGGCACGACCTAAAACCCTCGCCCAACACGACGCCCGAGGCGCGAGACCATGTGCCCGGCTGGAGCCGGCCGCCTGCGGCGGTTCGCACAGCATGGTCCCGAGATACGCCACACGAAACCCCGCCGCCCTCTCGGGCCGGCGGCGAGTGGCTCGTTCTCTGAACGGTAACGCTTTGTTTTGTCTTTAAGAAGGGGGTTTTCAGGTACGGCGCTTAGCTTCCGAATCCGAAGCCCTCACCGATGCCGGTAGGATCAACGCAGAGGGGCCGCCATTCGTTTTTTCTTCCGCCGGTAATACCGCGGGTGCCTTATCGACTTCGCGTGCCTTCTCGGGCGCTTTCCATGGCATCCAGAGCCCACCGGCGAGAATTTGCCGGCAAATGTCTGCCGTCGTCTCGTAGCGCGTGCCCTGCTGAGTGAAACACTTACAGCCGGAGCGCTTTGAATCCATGCACCCGATTGGCTCAGGCGCAATCACCGGTTCAGTCACTTTGTCATACGCCGGCGCCGAGTGTGGCAAACCCTCAATGCGCGGCGAGTAATGCGCGGCATACTCAGCCGGCGACACCGGCGCCCCGGCGTTCTGTGCACTTGGCGGCCGGCGCCCATCGACAACGAGCGCCATATTGTCGGTTTTTTTCTCCGGTGACATCTTCGCGGAAATCGTCCGATAGATGTACACGCCGCACCCGATCGCAATGGCGAGCGAGATAAATAAGACGTATGCATACAGCGGCAAGCGCACTTTAGTCTTCGTGTGCACTTCGGCCGATTTGTAAAGATTGAAAACCCGCTTCGGCGGTTTGTACTTACTGCGCGCAGATTGATCGCGGCTCGACTTCGACTCTGGATCACCGACGCCGGTCCATTCGTACTTATAACGGCCGAACGGTGTAACCTTGATATGAATATGACGCCCGACTAAGCGGCGAACATTCGCATCCAGTAGCGCAGCGTCTTGCGTGATAAGAACGAAGCGCACCCCGGTATGACGGCAGGTTTCAAAAGCCTGCACTTCCGGAGGCACCTTACTACTCGCCGATCGCGGCCGGAAAATCGTTTGCGCCTCGTCCAATATGACAACCGACTTGGCTGGAAAGGCGAAGAAGAACGCACTACGCGTAGGATCCTCAGGCAAACGCCTTTCTTCTGTCCATTCGGCCACCGGCGGCACCGGCTCATGCGGCACAGTGAGGTCGCGGATACCCATACAGAAAAACGGCGACCCTTTGAACTCGTCGCCGTTTGCCATGAGATCGACCGCCATGGCCGTTTTGCCGGTCCCCGGCAAGCCGGTGATTAGCGTAATAGGTAGTGCCGCATCGCTCAAGCTGTAACCTTACCCAACCGACCAACGGCGAGCAGAGCCGCACGCGCAGCCAACGCGCCCAAGATGATACCGAGAGCCTGCGGAAAACCCCCAAGCGAAAGCAGCTGCAGCGTCGTCCCGCCAAGCTGCCCCCAAGCGCTAGTAACTTGCGAAGCAACCGCGCCGGCGAGCAACGATAGTCCCTCGTAAGTCGCCCATCCGATACCGAGCGAGACAAGGATTTTCTTGGCAATCGGCCACGCGATCGACAACAGAAAAGCAGCAAGTGTCGGCATTACGCTTCCTTCGCCCCGAGAACGATAAGCCCGGCCGCAAGCCAAGCCAGAGCCAGAACCACCGGCCGCAAGCCCTCGGCCCACTGGCACACCGGCGTCCATTCAAAACGCATACCCTTCGGCAAAGGAATGTCAGCTGGACAGGTGGCATTGGCCGCAACCGAAACAGGAGTAATCGACGACACAGAGTTGGACGACGAATTGAGATCCCCCTCTGCGGCCGGCGTCCCGAGCTTGCTACACGAGACCAAATCCGACCCATCCTTGCAAGGATCATCAACCGCTTTGCAAGTCGGACTATTCGGGTTTTGCTCGCAATAGATACCCTCGCTTTGAACCTTTACCTCTTGGCTTGTCGTGCCGTCCGGGTACGTCGTCGTCGTCGTGCGAGTCACTACCGGCGCACCCCCGGAACCAGTTGGCGATACCGTCTCTTTAACATCGACGTTCGGGGCAGGCGTCGTAACCGGACTACCCCCCGGAGGCGTAACCGTCGTACCACCAGACGAAGACCCACCGCCGGTTTTCGTGGTCGTGTTGGCTGGACACGCAAAACAAATCGTCACCCCATTTACCGTACCCGAACACTGCCCCGAACCCACACACGAATTGCTCGTGGGATAGCACTTAGTCGTCGCGCCGCTCGTTTGCGTCGTCGTGCCGGCAGGGCAATCATTGTTCGCCGGCGGAACAGAAGGATTACATTCACCGCCGGTCGTGCGAAGCGAAGAACCCCCTTCATACTTCCACCACGTGGAGGCGCAACCCTGATCAGAACACGACGATTCAATCGTCGCCAAACCTCCCGGCTGAGGCAACCCTCCCGACCCGTTACACGCCGCGCCCCGACACAAACCGTTAGCCGCCCGCGCCGACCCATCCGGACAAACGTCGCTAACGCAATTCCCCGTATCGTTGATCTTCGAGAAACCTGCCGGGCACTGATCGGGACGCGTGCACGACGTGCCAGACAGCGTCCAACCCCCCGTAGCCGGACACGAATAAACATTGCCTGTGCAAGAGACGCCCGGCCCCGGATCGGTATCGATACACGCGGACACCTGCGAGAGTGGATAGCCGTTCATGAACGCGCCATTCACAAGGCAGTAATACTTGCCAGCCGACAAATCCGCACGCTCGGCACTGCCCCAAATCGCCGCGCAAACCGCAAGCGGCACAGTGCCGTAGCGAGGCCCAACACCACCGCCACCGCCCCAATACGTCGCGGCCACCCGAGGAGTCGCCGTCGCTGGAATAGTCTCAGCGAAAACGAGCATCGGCACGACAGCCAAAGCGACCCCGAACAGAAACCACGCGAGGAGCCGAAGCTGTCTCACGATAAAGCAATCCAGATCGGCAGCACCACCAGCAGAACCCCCGCAAGCGTCATTCCGTCGAGTACCATCACCGCCCCCTTTGCATCATTTTTATGCAAGCCGCCACGACCATCGCAGCAGCTATGCCCCAACCGATGACCACGCCATCGAGGAAATCCGCCGCCGGATCACAACCAGCAAAAGACGGAGTAGGTGCAGTCCCGCCACCCACAAATGTGAGACCACCCGCACCGGACGTATAGTTGTAGATTTTCCAAACAGCGCCTTCTTTGAAAGGCTGCGAGACGTAAGCCGGCGAACCGGCTCCGATAGTAGGGCCCTGCCCCCCGTAAAACGCATCCGTTGCGTCAGCCGCAGTCGCATAGCATTTGCCGGAGAACAGGAACCCCACAGCCGAGCGCCTTACTTGCCCGACTTCATCAGCTTGAAAGCCGCGATCGCGATGACCACGACGAGGAACGCACCGGCGACGGTCAGCGCGTCAGCCTTCATGTCCGTCATGGCGGTCGTCACTTCGGTCGGAACTGCCGCAAAAGCCGACAGCGGGAGGGCGGAAACAACCAAACCACCGATTTTCTTGAGCATGTTTGAAACTCCTTGATGCGGCCTATTTATGGACGCGGGGACGGCCAGCGGCCCACGAACTTTTCGGACGATATGCCCGGAAACTATTTCGCCGCCGGATGCATCCCCACGATGACCGACACCAGCTTGCCGCCGCGAACTTGTTGCTCGATCTGAATGTCACCCGTAAGCGGATACTTCTGCGACGAGAAAAACGGGAGGGATTCGAGCGCAACTTCCACTTCGACACACTCCAAACCGAAGCCCGAGCGCGCGAAATTCTCTTTCTCGAATGACGTAATCGGGCTCAGAACGAGCGCGCGCGCCATGTCGTATTTCGATTTCGATTCTTTGCCGATGCCCGTCATACGGGACACGCCGACGATAGTGCCTTGCATTTTTCTCCCCTTCCGGATTAGAGTGTAAAAGCGTAA